TGCCAATGACTCTGGCGACATTGAAGAGATAAAAAAATGGGCAGAAAATGGAATTGCTGCCAGTAGAATGAGAGGCTTAATCGAAAGGATGCTGCAAAGTGGCGGGTGATTCACAAAACGGTTGGAATGAATATTCTAGGTTAGTCCTTAAAGAGCTTGAGACACTCGCTGAAGGCATAGAAGGCCTCAGAGGAGAAATGCAAGACTTAAAGCAAGACTTAGCTCTCCAAAAAGTAAAAGAGGATAAGATTGAAGATCTTCGAGTCTGGAAAGAAAGAGTCGATGAGATTGCCTCACCGTCTCAGCTCAAATCACTAGTTGATGAAGTTGAGTTGCTTAAATCCTTTAAAACCAAGGCAATAACAGCATTTGTGGTAGTGCAGTTTCTGATGGGGCTTGTTGTCTGGGTCACGAAATTTATTCCAGGAAGTTAATCTAATGGCAACTTTTGCGCAAACATTAAAACCAACTCCTTTTGGATTTTTTGACGATGATTCTCAATATCAAATTGAGGCTGACGCTATGATCACTTTTGTCAAAAGAAAATTAGGAGACGATATACTGAGCGTTGAGCTCACTAAAAAACAGATTTGGGCCTGTTTTGAAGAATCTCTAATGGAGTACGGGGCAATCATAAACGAGAATCAAGCAAAGTCTCAAATGAGCAATCTCTTGGGCATCCCCACCGGATCTTTGCTGTCAGGCTCAGAACAAAAATTCCCAAGAGAGACGGTTGAGTTTATGCTTAGAAGAGCTGAACCCTATGCTGTAGAAGCAGGTCTGGGAGGAATCTATGTGCAAGCATCGGGATCAATCGATTTGCAAGTTGGGCAGCAAGACTATGATATCTACAATCAATTAAAAGATTCAGATGGCAACTTAATAGTTGATAATGCAGCTAACAGTCCAAAGGGTAAGATGAAAATAATGGAAGTTTTCCATTTTGAACCTCAGTCTGCATATAGATTCTTTGATACTAACTCAGCTTTAAACTATCTAAACAATGAGTTTTCTTTTGAGTCTTTTACGCCGGAGACGATATTCTATGTTCTACCTGTTTTTGAAGACGTTTTAAGGGCAGGACAATTAAATTTATCGTATAAGGTGAGAAGATCGAATTATACCTATAGAATTACAGGAACAAAGCTAAGAGTATACCCAATCCCAACATCTAATACTGCTAAAAAGCTGTGGGTGAGTGTCCAATTCCCCGGTGACCCACTTAAGCCTCATATAACAGATAACACCATACACGGTGTTTCTAACTTATCGAATATTCCGTACGGAAACTTAAAGTACGAAAGAATAAACTCTATAGGAAGACAATGGATCCGCCAATTCACGCTTGCTCTTTCAAAAGAGCTTTTAGGATTAATAAGGTCTAAATTTTCTTCAGTACCAATCCCGGGGGCTGACTTAACGTTAAACGGTTCAGATTTAGTATCACAGGCAAGGGAAGAAAAAACTAGCTTGAAAGAAAAGCTTAATGAGCTACTTAGTGAGCTTACTTATACGAAGATGCTTGAAGATGAAGCATCTGCCGCTGAAAGCTTACGCAATATTCTTAAGGGAATACCTGTTCCTTTAGGAAAAGCGATCACGATGGGATAATACATGGCAAGACTTTTTGTAACACCTCGCGAGATCGACTATATTTCTGATTTAACAAAAGAAATAACAAAAGATGTGCGCGGCCAAAAAATTTACTACTATAGAATAAGAGAAGACTTAACCAGTGTTCATGATGTCTATGAAGAATCTCCTGACAAGGTATTTGACAAGCCAATAGAGATTGAAGCAATGGTCGAATGGGAACCAGAGTCTATTCGAACAAATCGATTTGGCTCTGAAGAATATTATACGATCACAGTATATCTTCATGCAAGAGATTTGATGCACAGAAATATTAATGTCAGAGAGGGTGATTTCTTTAGCTATGGGAGTACTTTCTTTGAAATTACTTCTGCAATCGGAGACAAACAAGTGTACGGGCAGGTTGAACATTTAGTAGGTTTTAAGCTTACAGGCAAGCAGGCTAGAAAAGGCTTGTTTGATGCGATACCCCTCGGTCCTACTGGCGAAAATAAGACTGAGCCAGATGCAGTTCAAAAAGAATTTGTACAACAACGCGGCCTAGATGAAAATCGTCTAGGAGAAACAGGCGACAAGAGAGACTTGATAGAAGACGGGAAATTAGACGTCCCAGAGGCTGTCGCCGAAATTTCTGAAAAAGGAGATGACGCAGGAGTTTCTTCATCTTTTTATGATGAGCCTGACAAATGAGCACTAAAGAAGACAAAAAGATATCACATGAAGGAGCATTAGACTCTGGTTTAGAAGGTGAATCTTTTCCAACAGATCTTGAGCTCCCTCCTTGCTCCATAGAGGATGTTGATAGATCTTTGTTTGACCTCCTCGATAAACAGATCCCATTTCAATACAAGCACAAAGGGGCTCAAAAAAGAGTTCCGGTAATATTTGCCACTGGCGAAAGATTTGCAGTTCTAAGAAGGAGCGAGCCTTTAAGAGACAAGAGCGGCGCTCTAATATTGCCCCTAATCTCTCTTATGAGAACAGGCATAAATCAAGAGCCTTCCCCTACTGTAGGGCCACATCACCGCGGTCCTGTAAAAATTCGAAGAAAGATAGATAAGTCAAGCCAGATCTACAAGCGCCTCGTTAATAAAGAGGGCTTTAAAAACTCAGATGATCATGTTCATCCGAACGGAGAACTCAGCCCGAAAGGGTCAGAGCCAGGCCGAGTTGCGTCGAGAGGCCATGTTGCGCCTGTGCCAGATCGAGGTGTTAAGGGCATGCCAGTTTCAGACTTTTCAGAAAATGTGTATGAAACGATCGTGATGCCCTCAGTAAAATACTTTACAGCATCGTATGAAGTGACCTTCTGGTGTCAATACACAACTCAAATGAATAATATGATTTCTGCAATGATGTCAATGTATCAAGACAACAATAAAAGAACATTTAGACTTGAGACTGACAAGGGTTACTGGTTTGTTGGCTATGTAGGGCCTGAACTATCACCACAAGAAAACTTTGACGATTTTGCGGATGATGAGCGATTAGTAAAGTATACATTTACAGTTGCAGTAAACGGATATCAAGTTGCACCGGATTATCCGGGGGCACCAATTGTACTGAGAAGATATATATCGGCCACGCAAATATCTTTCGATATAGAAGATAGCGTACCTGATCCTGTTCCGATGACAGCTATTTCGGGAGAGCCGAGTGCATTCCTCTTAGAAGATATAGCTACTGTCGATGACCCACTTCCAGGCCAAGCTATCGGCGGAACAGGTTTGTCAGCTTCTAGAACTGCAACGGGAGAAATTGTTCCAGGCGGAGCGTATGCAGGATCTTCAACGTCGGGTGTTGGAGCTCCGGGCAATATTCCGCAAACAGAAAGTGTTGGAGGGTCAAGATCGGGACAAGGAAATGATAATATAGTAACTTACGAGAGGCATCCTATAACAGGAGAGCCAGTACCAGTTGTGACTAAGCGCGTATCGAGGAATTCTAGGAAGGGAGAGACCGTCCACAGAGTCCTAAATCCGGGTAGATTAGGAAACATCGGGAATGATTAAAACGGACCTTAGACATCATATGATGTTTCTATGTATTATGTGAAAGAACTTTGACTATGAAAACGATACTTAATGTAAGAAGATTAGAGCCCCGAGGAGATTTGTATTATGGCTGAACAGACTTTTCGCTCTCCAGGTTTTTTCGAAAACGAATTAGACCTAGCAGCTAAAGATGTAGCGCCCCAAGGCGTACCTGCAGGAATTATTGGAACTGCAGAAAAAGGACCAGCATTTGTGCCGGTAACCCTAGGCGGATGGCCCGACTTTATGACAAGGTTTGGTTCTCTTTCACCTGAAAGATTTGGTCCTTATGCTGTTAGAGAGTGGTTTAAAAACAAGACGGCGCTCACATTTATGCGCGTTCTAGGCGGTGGTTCTAACCAAACCACTAATGATTTTGCTAACACCAAGAACTTTGGTACCGTAAAGAATGCAGGATTTTTTCTCTCACCGCAGCTTCCTGAACCGTTACCCGGGAAAGTGAATGCTCATGCTTCGCGGGAAAATTGCGTGCAGTTCTTAACAGCAAGACATAACTTGTCCAACACAGACGGCGGAGAAATGTTTGGTTATCCGGTGTTTACTGACAATGACAGTTTTGTTGAAGGTGGATCCGGAAATGACAAGGTAAATCTTGTTCGAGGTGTTCTTTTCACCACAACAGGTTCTAGATTTGAGATAATGCCGAATGCAGGCGTTGCGGCTTCGACTACCATTACTTTTACTGGACAAACCGCCGCAAACGGAACAATTATTATCAATGATGGCGCTGGAAAGACAAGGACTTACTTGGCTGCTGGTGGTAATGATGCCGCAGGCCTACAATTTAATCGAACGGCCAATGCCCAAGCCGCAGGCCTCGCCCTCGCCATCGCCCACACTAATGGCCATGGTGGCTCTATTTTAACAAGTGTCGATGGAAATGTGATTACGCTAACAAACAATGTTGCCGGCGTTGCAGGTAACCAAGACGTTGGAGGCGCAAATCAGGCGAATATGACCATAGCCAACTCTAGTAAGATGGTTGGTGGTGTCAATGGCGCTTTCACATATAACGCACTCGGCGTAAAGAATTACACAACCCCGACGGACTTTGTAAATGGGGCTGCTTCAAAATACAAAAATGCGCAGTCTTACTTTAAATTAATACTGTCAACTTCGGCAGGTGAAAAATTCGGAAAAGCTGAAAATAACGCAGGCCTTAGAATCTATACAGCGTCTTTAGAGCCAACTGACCCGTTCTACGTGGGCAAAATTCTAAACACAGATCCAACTAAGTTCTATCATGAGCGACACTTGCTGTTCTTAGATTTTCCCGTAGAGAGTGAATTAGCGAAGGTAGATACAGCAGCTGGATCTTTAGCAATCCTTTCCGGATCAGCAAAAAGACCAATAGACATTAATCCTAAGTCTTACGATGGCGCATCCAATGCTGACTTCTTGGAATTGTTTGGTCGTTTTGATACGAGATACACTACTCCAAAATCGCCGTCA